GACCACTCTCGTAGTTGGCATCGGAGCTGCGGCCAAAGTTGTCGCTACCGCGTGGCACGAAACCGTTCTTGTGGCACCAGAGCAGCAGCGCGGCCCATTCGGCGTTGGTGCTGATGTGCCAGCCTGCACCGTTGGCGCGGGCAGCGTTGCTGAAGGCGCCAAAGTTGCTGCTGCGGCCCGGGTAGGTGTTGGGCAGGCTCAGCAGTTCGCCGTTCTTGGTCACGCCGGAGTAGCTGCCGTAGAAGAACTCACTCTTCTCGATTCCGTTGACGATAAACGCCGGATGGACGCCGGTGCCGAGGCTGCCGGCAGTGTCGGCCACGTCCTCAAGGTTGAACTTTGGCACTACGTTCATGTAGCTGGGCTGGCCCTTTGCCGTGTAGAGCACGGTCTGGCGGCCGCCAGAGGCCGCCTCCACGGCGGCGCGCAGGTCGTCTTTGATGAAGATGGTAGGCATGTCGGTATTCCTTCAGCTGCGCTTAGGCAGTCGGCCAGAGGGTGACTTTGATGGTGTTGGGGTCGAGCGGCAGGCGCTCGGACGGCACGATCACTTCGCCGCTCTCCTCGTCGATGAGCGATTCGCTGTACTCGGCCGGCGGAACTTCGATGTGAGCCAGGTAGGCGCCATCGCCGCCGACCTGCGCGGTTTCGCCGTTGTGGCGAATCTCCACGATGACCGATGCATCGGCCTGCACGGCTGCCGCATCAACGGAGACGCCGGCAACGACCACGACGGTGCCGTCAACCGAGAAGTTGGCAACCGGCTGACCCGGCTGCATGAGATTGATCTGGGGCATGTTCGTCTCCCGTTTAGTTGTTGAGCTTGCTGACGCGGTAGCGCACGCGCACGTTGTCGGCGGCGGATGCGAGTTCGAGGGTGAAGCCGTTGGGCGCGCGGCTGGCGATGTTCAGGGCTTTCCGGTCGCAGGGCGCCCCATCTGCACTGACTACGTCGATATCAATGCGCCAATCGTTGGCAGACAGGGTGCTGATCGGCACGAACTGGCTAACCGGCGTGTCGAAGAACTGCGGGAAGCCCGCCTCGACGCGGCGCACGCTGGTGATGGTGACGTTGCTCAGGTTCGGATCGGTGGCATCGGTGCTGTTGGCCGGAATGGTGATGTTGTAAAGGCGGATGGCACCTGCGGGCACGGACTCGCCGATGGCGGTGACGGCCAACTTCCAGCCGCCGGCAGAGAGGTACAGGTAGGCGGCAACCGTCGCGCTGCCGGCACCGATGTTGCTCGGCACGGACGCCATGTTGGCGCCGCTGGCAACGGCGTACGCTCGGCCATTCGCGAAGCAAGTACCGGCGGTCAGGTTCAGGTTGCGCGCGGCGGTGATCGATTTTTCGACAGTGCAACCGGACACAACCCCCCGGTTCTCGATCAGCAACTCGCCTTCCTGCTGGATCTGCTGCTTGAGCGCCTGGATTGAGCTGTTGGCGACGCCGGCCTGGTCGAGCGCGTATTTGATGGCGCCGGCCAGTTCGTCGATGAATTCGGGCGACAGCGATGCCTGCGTCTGCTCGATGGCGGCCAGGCGCTCGGCGAGGCTCAAGCGACCCGCGCCGCGTGCGGCCTGGACCTCGTCGGCGAAGGCCTTGAGGAAAACGTCGTTGTTGATCAGGTCCTGGTAGTTGGGGTTCCAGGTATCCGGGTGTTTCGGGTCGGTCGTTTCCAGCTTGCGCAGAAACGCCTTGAAGGTTGCGGCACCGTTGAGATTGGCCATGTGTGCTCCGGGCTCAGTATTGGAAGGTCAGTTCGAAGTCCATTTCCGTTTCCGGCTCGAACTCCTTGGGTGTGATCACGCGGCGCCCGACCAGGGTGCCGTCGGATGCAAAGGCCGCCACCTCACGCAGCACGCGGGTGCCTACTTGCGCACCGGGCAGAGTGGCGACAGCCAGCAGCTGTACGCCGGCCACGCTGACTGTCGCCGGTAGGCGCAAAAACTCGGCCTGCAGGCCGGTATCGTCGATGCTGTAAGGGCGGCTGCCAGTGCCAAAGGCGATATGCGAGATGCGCGGGATGGCAGTGCCGTTGGCGGCCGCAGCGGCGACCTTGCTGCGGTAGGCCGTTGTTGCGGCGATGGCGGTGGTGCTCATAAAGCCTCCTGTATGACGGTCGAGCCACGGCGGATGCGCACGAGGCCGCTGAACCAAAGCTGATCGGGGCCTGGCTGTTCGCCCAGGTTGCTGGTGCCATCCAGGGTGTTTTCGTGATCTGCCAGGGTCGGGTAACGCAGGTCGCCGGCCTCGAGCAGGCCGTACCCGTCGAGCGTTTCGCCGGCAATGCTGTAGGCGCCATCGAGCAGGTCGGTGCTGTCGAGGGTTTCAAAGGGTTCCGCGCGGTTGCCGCCAAGCGCCGTGCCGCATAGCGCGACCCGGGCTTTGGCGGCCAGGCCAAGCTGGCCGCCGTCGAGCGGTTCGCCGGTGTAGCGCTCGGGCAGTAGGCTGCTGCTGCCGTCCAGGACGCCGATGCCGTCGAGGGTGTCGGGCAGGGTTTCTCCGCCGAGCAGGTCGCAGCCGTCGAGGGTGTCGAAGCTGGGCACGCTGACGCGGCGGCATCGGTCGAGACGCAGGCGCCCGTGTGCGCGGAAGCCGCTCAGGGTAGGCCTTGAGACGAAGTGCGCTGAGGCAAACAGGATGATCGCAGCCAGGCGCGACCGTGCAGGCGCATACGCCGCGCACAGCGCGGAAATCTTGCGCAGCATGCCGGAGGTGGTCGGGGCGTCGGCAGAGTTGAGCCGCAGCGCGTACTCGGCCCAATGGCTGGTGGTGAAGCGGAAAACCCCGCCCGGCGCGGACAGGTCGCTATCGCCATTCAGATCGGAGTCGCCATCGAGCAGCTCGCCGCCGGCATCCAGCCACTCACGCTGCAGCTGGCGGTGCTCGACCAGTTCGCAGTTGGGGTAGCCATATGCTGCCAGTGCCTGAGTGACAGCCCATGGCGTACCGCGCTTTTTGTGCCAGGCAATCGCCCCCTTTATCAGGGCGCGGCGGCGCTCATCGGTGGTGGCCAGGTCCCAAAAATCAACCGACAAGGCCCAGGCCAGGTAGCCGAGAAATTCCGGCGGGCATTGCTCTGCGTTCCACAGGTCGCGCAGTTGCACGGGGAGGCTGCCCATCCCGTCTGCCGCAGCAGCGCGGCGCTCCAGTTCGGCAGCGTTCGGCGGCAGCAGGCTATACATACTGGCTCTCCATGCTCAGCTCGATAGCTGAGCACCGAGGCGCCACGCGCGCCATCGGCTCGATGTCGGCAACAGGCTCCAGCAGCTCGACGCGCAGCGCGCCTGGCTGATGCAGCGCTGCGTAGATTCCGGACAATCGCACGGCGGCGCCCAGGCGGTGCTGGGCGGCAACATATTGCTCGGCGGCTGACCGGGCCGCCTGCAGGATAGGCTCGGGCGCGGCGCCTGGCGGGACGTACAGGCGAGCGCGGACCTTGTAGGCCTCGACGCCGCCTGCTTCCACCTGCACCTCGTCATTCAGGGGGCGGATATCGTCAGCGTTTAGCGCTTGCTCGACCGCTCGCAGCACCTGCTGGCTGGGTGCCCCATCATCCGCACGGCTCAGTATCGTGACCCTCACCTGCCCTGGTGAGGGCCGGTCAACGGCCACATCGAGCACTTCAGGGTGGGCGCTGCGGGCATGGTAGCGGTAGGCTTCTGCCGGGCCGGCAGTTGAGTAGGCAAACACGCCGAGCAGTGCGCGGTTGCGAAAGTCGCTGTCTGACTCGCCCTCAAGGCGCTCAGCCTGCAGCAGGACCAGCAGGTTGTCCTGATCGGCGCCTGAGGAGAATGGCGCCAGCACCGCGCGGGCGCCGTCGTTGATGCGCTGGCGCAGGAGCAGCTCGCGGTAGGCATTTTCCTGCAGCAGCTTGGTGAGGGGTTCGGACTCCAGCTCCAGGAGCGCGGCCATGGCGGCCTGCTCGGCTTCCGGGTAGAGGCTGACCAGGCGCGCCTTGCGCTCGGTGAGGATCTGTTCGAAGTCCAGGGGCTCGATGATGTTTGGCGGCGGCAGCAGCGACAGGTCAATGCTCATGCGACTGCTCCCAGTTGCAGCGGCACGCGCAGGCTCAGCGGCTCGTTGCTGTCGGTGCGGGTGCCTTCGAGATCCAGTACGGCCTGACCCGGACGCTCGCCGAGGCCGAGCTGCACACGGCTGAGCCTAATGCGCGGCTCCCAGCGCATTAGCGCCATGGCAGTGGCCGCGTAGGCCTGCAAGCGGGTGGCGTCGTTGAGGGGCGCATCGATCAGGTCGGGCAGCAGGCTGCCGTATTCGCGGCGCATCACACGCGAGCCGATGGGCGTGGTGAGGATGTCGGCGATGGACTGGGCCAGGTGGGCGTTGCCCTCGATGGCGCGGCCGGTGCGGGCGGACATGCCGATCATTTCGGGGCCCCGGTATTGCTCGGGCCGCCCTGGACGCCGCCGTGCACATGGTCGACCAGGCTGATGCCGGCAGCGATGACGTCTTCGCTGACGGTGACCAGGCCGCTGATATCCACGTCGCCCAGGATGCTCACGCCGCCAGGGGCGGTGAGCTTGGCCTTGCCGCCTTCGGGCAGCGTGGCGGTGAGCGTGCTGGTGACGTGGTCGTAATCGATCACAGCCCCGTCCGGGTAGGTCCGTCGGCGCAGGTTTGCGCTGTTCGACGGCGCCGGGCGTTGCTGTGAGTAGAGCCCGACCAGGGCGATGCCCTGAGCCGGTTCGCCGCTAGGGCTGAATAAGATGCACTGCTCGCCGACCGTGGGCGGGTCCCAGTCGCTGCTGCTGCCGGCGCGCTGGGCGAGCCATGGCAGATTGGGGATGCTGAGCCCGCCACTTTTGACCGTGCAGCGCGCAGCCTGATGGTCCACTGCGGCGATGGTGCCGAGGCGGATCAGGTTTTCGAGGCGGCGCATAAGGTCGGTTGTGTTCATGCCGCCATGCTGGCGGTCGCGTGCGCGTGGCGCATTGGTTGGGCTGTGTAGCGGTGGCCGTTACAGGGTCAGGGCACCAGGTGCGCGACGAGCTGGTCGCGGATCATCCCCAGCTCAGCATCGCTGAAGCCCAGCAGCTCGCGGCGCTGGTACTGAATATCGGGCGAGTTGCGGCCGGGTTTGTCGCGCAGGCCGTACTGGTGGATGCGGGCCAGGCGCGATACGCGACCGACGAAGCCGAGTGCGATTGAGCTGGCATCGCTTTGCAGGCGCAGGTAACGGGCGGTGCGCAGCTTGGCGAACATCTTGCGCTGTTTGATGCGCCCAGCCTTGGCGCGCAGTTGCTGGCGGGGCTTGCGAGGCGCGTAAGGGGTGCCGTCCGGGTTGCGCTGCGCGGCGATGCGCTGCTGCTGGCTGCGACGCAGTTCGCGGGCGATGGATTGTGTGACCTTGCGCCGCTCGGCGGGCTGCACTTGGTTGAGCAGTGCGCCGGCCCAGTCCTCAAGTGCCTGCAGATCGTCAGCCATTGCGGCGGCCTGGGTGCGGGGTGGCGATGTCGCCAATGCCCTGCCCTTGCGTGCTATCCCACTCAGCCAGTACCTCACCATCGGCGATTAACTGCCAAGGACCGGCGGGCAGGTATTCGTCCAGCTGCGGCTCTGGTGGATGGCTGACGTGCAGCTTGCCGTCATCCAGGCGCTTGACGATGACGCGCTCGGTGAGCGGCAGGGTTATGGACAGGTCCACCTTGCTGTTGTCGAGGATGTCGGCCTCGAATTTGATGGCCTCCTTCCCCTTCTCCAGGTTCTCCATCAGTTCGCGCTGGTTGAGCAGCACCCAGGCGAACAACGGGACGGCGACGGCATCTGGACTGCCGGAAAAGTCGGTGAGGATCAGGTTGAGCGTGTAGCTGTATTCGAACGAAAGCCCCGGCGCGGCGGTGCTGCGCATGCTGCCGTTGTCGACGAACACCAGCAGGCGGTCGGGGTTGCGCTTGAGTTCGGGGATGGCGGCGACCAGGTGGGCGCGCAGCGATTCGGGTTTGTTCATGGCTGGAACGCCCAGTGGTTTTCGCCGCCGGCCTCCAGATAGCCGGCCTTCAACTCCTCGATGACTTCCGGCAAGGACTCGCGAAGGCAGTCGATATGGATGTGCGCCGGCATCGGCAGCGACAGCGCAGCGACGAGGTTTTCGAGGCGGTCAATTTGTTCAGCGATCTGATCCATGGTTCTCACCTGTTGGGTGTTGGTAGTCGTAGAGCATGTCGACCTGTGCGGCGCCAGCAGGTCGCCGTTACTGCTCGGCGCCGCCGGCGGCAGTTGGCAGGGCGTCACGACGGGACAGCCAATGCTGATAATCAGCGGCTCCGGTGATTGCGGGGCGCTGGCGCAGCCGGCGAGCAGCAGCAGGCAGCAGCTGGTCAGCCCAATCGCGTAGTTCGGCATTTTCACGGCGTAGCTCCTGGATGGTTAGTTGGCGGGCGGCGAGCGCTTGGCGCAGTTGGCCGTGCTGTTCGTGCAGGCTGGCCTGGGCAGCACGCTCGGCGCCGAGCGCCTGCTCCTGCACGACGATGACGGCAGCCTGCCGGGTGTTGCGTTGTTCGGCCTGCTGCTGGCGATCGCTGGCGAGATCCGCGCGGGCGGTTTCCGCATCGATGCGCTGGGCCTGAAGATTCAGTGCTACCAGCAGCGCGATGAACACGCCTGCGGCAACGAGCCAGAGGCGGGGCGAGCTCATGCCGCCTGCTCCTGCGCTTCGGCAAACTGGGCGTAAGCCCGGGCCAGCTTCACGTCGTAGAGGTTTTTGGCGTAGGCAGGGCCGTTGTAGATCCGGGCGAACTGCTTCCAGCTGCGAGCCTTGAGCGCCTTATGCAGTGCCGGGTCGGCCTCGATAAAGCTGACGAAGGCGTCGAGCTGGGCGGCCTCGCTGAGGGCCATGGTGTCGGCGAAGTGCTGGGCGTCCAGGTAGCCGAGACGCTGCCAGTGGTAGCCCATGATCTGGAAAAGGCCCCAGCTGGCGGACTCAAGCGCGGCGACGGCGTGGATCTGCTTGGCCTGGGCCAGGCGCTGATGCTCGGCGGTGCCGCCGAGCATCAGCGC